CAAGTAAGAGAATTGTCAATAGAAAGACAGCAAAACGAAGAAGCTTATATTACATTGTCTTTTTCTTCTTACAACGCTAAAGAGGATTTTTGCGATTTGCTTGGTATCAGCACAGATGACAAGTTTGTAAAAGGGGAAGATGTATTAAAATTGATTAAGTGACGAAAGTAACAAATACGCGCGCACGTACACAAGGATATGGCTAAGAAACCTAATATAGAAGATTTTAGAAAGATTCTCCGCAAATCTGGTGGAAATCTGACTAAGGTTGCGGCTACGTTTAAAGTAGCTCGGAAAACTGTATATCAATGGGCGAAAGAAGATGTTGAATTTAAAGATGCTATATCAGATGAGCGCGGGGCGTTGGTTGATGAATGTTTGGTTTCTGCCCGTGTTCTTGCATTGGGTATTCCTGAAAAGGATAAAGATGGAAATTTCGTGGGTTGGCGTGAACGTCCAGACGGCTATATGATTCGTTATTTGCTTTCTACATTAGGGAAAAGCGAAGGTTTTGGGGAAGAATCAGAAGATGCTGATATTCCAACAGACATAGAGCACGGCATCAACATTGATTCCTGGATTAAAGACAAGCTGAAATGATAGTACCTCAAGAAATTTACCATCCATTATATGAGGATAAGGAAAAATTTATAATTCTTATCACCGGTGGGCGTGGTAGCGGAAAGTCTTTCAATGCTTCTACCTTTATTGAGCGGTTGACTTTTGAAATGACTCCCGTAGAGAAGATAGTTCATCAGATTCTTTACACCCGTTACACGATGGTTTCTGCCGGTATGTCTATCATCCCCGAAATGATGGAGAAGATAGATTTGGACGGTACCACGAAATATTTCAAGACCACAAAGACGGACATAGTCAATAAGATGACTAAGAGCCGTATCATGTTCCGGGGTATCAAGACTTCTTCCGGGAACCAGACAGCAAAACTGAAATCCATTCAAGGCATTACGACTTTCGTCTGCGATGAAGCGGAAGAGTGGACAAGCGAAGATGAGTTCGACAAGATAATGCTCTCCATCCGTAAGAAAGGGATTCAGAACCGGATTATCATCATTATGAATCCTTGCGATTCCAATCACTTCATCTACAAGAAATACATTGAGAAAACTCACAAGCTGGTAGAGATTGATGGTGTGCAGGTTCAGATTTCCACTCATCCGAATGTGCTCCACATTCATACGACTTACTTTGATAATTTGGAGAATCTTTCACCGGAGTTTCTAAAAGAGGTAGAGGATATAAAGGTGAGTAATCCTGAAAAGTATGGTCATGTGGTTATCGGCCGGTGGGCTGACGTTGCAGAAGGTGCTGTGTTCAAGAAGTGGGGAATTGTTGACGAGTTCCCGGCTTGGGCAAAGAAAGTTGCTTTCGGGCAAGACTTCGGTTATACGCATGACCCGTCTGCTTCCATTCGTTGTGGTATCGTTGATAACGCCCTTTACTTGGATGAAGTGGATTACCGTACTGGATTGCTTTCTTCTGACATCATCAAGACTCTTCGCCCGTGGGGATTGAAAGTCATTGCCGACAGCGCAGACCCACGTTTGATTCAAGAGATACACAACGGAGGAATCAAGATATATGCCGTAGAGAAAGGTGCAGGCTCTATCAATGCCGGAATTGACAAAATGAAAGATATGGAGATTTATATAACCAAACGCTCGTACAACTTGCAAAGCGAGTTCAGAAAGTATGTTTGGGCAAAGGATAAGGACGGGAGCTATATCAACGAACCGGAAGACCATGATAATCACGGAATAGATGCTGTACGTTACTATGTATTGGGTGAGCTTCTTGGTAAGATTCAGAAGCCGAAAGATTTAACTGGAATATTCACACACTAAAAATATAAGCTATGCCATTGAATTTAGAAGAAATATTAGCATTGCCCGATATCGGGCAGAAGATAAACTACCTGAAGAAAGGTAGGAAGACTGAACTTCCCGACTGTTGTAAACTTTGGGACGATTGGAATCCGGAACGCCATGAAATTATGGTTGACAAAAAGAAGTATCCGGACAGAAAGGTTCTTGAAAAAGAAGCTGAGAAGCACTTCGATGAAAAAACTGGTAAGACTTATGAAATCGAAGCAAGGTATAAAACAGAACCAGTGAACCGTATCTCCATTCCATTGGAACAGGATATAGTGAACATTCAAACTGCTTTCACGGTCGGCACAGAACCGTCTATGGATTGCACTCCAACTGATGATGATGAAAAGAAGCTACTGGATGCGGTAAAGGCTGTATTTAAATCCAACAAAATCAAATATCAGAACAAGAAGGTTGTCCGTTCTTGGTTATCTGAGCAGGAGGTGGCTGAATACTGGTATGTGGTTGATGATGATTCGTTCTGGACTAAGTTTTGGAAGAAGGTGAAAACTGCTTTTGGCGGCAAAGTGAAGCCTACTAAAAAACTGAAAAGCGTACTATGGTCCCCGTTCCGTGGGGACAAGCTCTATCCATTCTTCAACGATGAGGGTGATTTGGTCGCTTTCTCCCGTGAGTACAAGAAGAAACTCATGGACGGTTCGGAAGTCACCTGCTTTATGACTATCACGGACAAGAAGGTCTATCAATGGGATTTATCTAAAGGCTACGAGGAAAGAACCTCTTTCGCCCACGGATTTGGAAAGCTACCGGTTATTTATGCTTACCGTCCCGAACCCTATTGTAGTAAGATTAAGACTTTTCGTGTCCGGCTGGAGAAACTTCTTTCCAATTATGCCGACTGCATCGACTACCATTTTTTCCCGTTGCTGAAGCTGATTGGCGATGTGGAGGGCTTCATGGGGAAAACAAAAGACCGGATGGTGAAACTGACGGGAGAAGGTGCGGATGCGCAGTATCTGACGTGGTCGCAGGTGCCTGATACTATTAAATTTGAAGCGGAAACGCTTACTAACATGGCTTACGACATGTCAAACACTCCACGTATCTCTTTTGAGACATTGAAAGGCATAGGCAAGGCTTCCGGCACTGCTTTCCGCTTCATGTTTATGGGAGCGCACATGGCGGTGGAAAATCACGGCGAGGTTATCGGTGAGTTCCTGCAACGGAGGGTAAATTTCATTGTTTCTGCTTTAGGGGAAATTAATCCGACCGAGTTCAGCAAGGCATCACAGACCATTGACATAGAAACAAAACTGGTTCCCTATATGATTGACGATTTGAACGATAAGGTAACTACTGCCGTTTCCGCTGTCAGTGGTGGCATCTGGTCAACGCGTGAAGGAATCATGTTTGCCGGGAATGCTGATAGGGTAGAAGAGGAGCTTGCAGAAATCAAGGAGGAGCAAGCGGCAAAGAATAACAATGCAGCGTCTCCTAACCCCAAGGGATAATTCATTGCTTCATGTTTTTATAGTACTATTGGGCGGAGCTAATTTAGTTCCGCTTTTTTATTACTAAATTCTATATTATAGAATATATTTTCTGGAAAAATTTTATAATTCAAAATTAATTCATATTTTTGCATTAAATAAAAGAGGTATGAGAATTGTATCACATAGAAAATTGAAGGAATTCTACGAGACGAAAGGTTATGAAGATTCACGCATAGCTTTGGAACGTTGGTATGATATAGCAGAAAAAGCTGAATGGAAGAATCTATCAGACATTAAAGTGGATTTTCTTTCAGTTGATTATGTAGGCAATCAACACTATGTATTCAATATCAGAGGCAACAACTATCGGTTGGTTGTCGTTGTTAAGTTTACAATTGGGTACGTCTTCATTCGCTGGGTTGGTACTCATAAAGATTACGATAAGATAGATTGTTCAACCATTTAAGAGATAGAAGTATGAATAAAGTAACGAAAGAACAGTATGAATTTGCTTTGGCGAGAGTGGAGGAACTTCTGCCATTGGTTGATGACAATACGCCTTCAAATGATAAGAATGCGGTGGAGCTTACAGTTATGTCCGATATTGTGATAGCATACGAAAAAGAACATTATCCGATAGAAAAACCGACCGTTGCGGAATTGATAGAGTTATCCCTTGAAGAGAAAGGGATGAGTCAAAAGCAACTTGCTGGTGAGATTGGAATAAGTCCTTCAAGAGTGAATGACTATATCTCCGGACGTTCGGAACCGACCCTCAAAATTGCGAGGTTGCTATGTCGAGTGCTGAATATACCTCCAGCCGCGATGTTGGGTTTCTGATTAGTTCATAAGAAGAATATTTAGGCGTGATTCCATTCGGTTTCACGCCTTTTTTATACCATTTTACGACAATCGTTTCATTGTCGTGTATCACCTATCTGATTATTTCTCACCTTCTTTATTAATAACGAAATTTACCGTAGAAATTTATAAATCAAATTCATACGGTATGACAATCTTAGAACAAATTTTGGCAGGGCTGCAACAGAAATTCGCTGGGGTGGACACTGCTATCTTAACCCGAATTGCCACTAAGAAGGCAGAGGGTGTAACGGACGAGACAAAGGTAAACTCCATTGTTGAGGGTATCAGCTTCTCGGACGTGCTAAATTCCTATGGTGATTTCCGTGCCGGGGATGCTTCCAAGACCGCAGTTTCCAACTACGAGAAGAAACATAACCTTAAAGACGGTAAGCCAATTGAGAACCCTAATCCGAAGCTGGAAGATAAGACGGACGACATGGCGGCTATTATTGCTAACGCAGTGAGTGCAGCCGTTAAACCTCTTTCTGATAAGCTCGCTCAATTCGAGACAGAGAAGTTACAAGCTACCCGGCAGGAGCAGATTATGGCAAAGGCAAAGGAGTATGGTATTCCCGAAAACTACGCCAAACGATGCGCCATCAAGGACGATGAGGACTTGGACGCATATTTCAAGGACTTGAAGCAGGAGTTCGCAAATGACGGCTTCAAGGGCGTAACCCTTCCCGAAACGGCAGAAGAGAAGATTGAGAAAGAATCCGAATCTATCGCTAAGATGATTGATGAGGGAACGAAAACTATTGTTGAACAAAACAAGAATTAATTATGTCAGCAGGATTTAAGTATGACTTGGTTCCGCCCGTTGAGCAAGAGGAACGCTACGATGTCCAGACCGGCATTCGTAGACGTGGCCCGTTCAAACTCGACACGCAGAACCTGGTAGTGGGAAGTTTTCTTCCCGGATTTACACCGATTTATGCGGACTTGAAAAACAAGTTCGCTTATGCGGTAATCAATGTGAGAGTTGTGGAAGCCTATACCACTGGTGGAGAGGCTTTGTCTATCAAAGTAGCCAAGAACTCTTTGGCTTATGTGGGTATGTTTGTCGGAAGCGGCAAGAAAGGTGCAGAAGTAACGGCAATTGATAAATCTAATGTCGGTTATGATGTATTGACAATCAAGGCTGCTTTTGGTGAGAATATCGCCAAAGATGCTGTATTATTCAATGCGGTTGCAGTTGATGGTTTAAAGCAAAAGCATGTCGCTAATTCGGCTCTGTACAACCGTACAAAGGTTGAGGACGGAATTACATTGGTTTCATTGCTTCGTACAGCCGCAGAGATTGAACCCTCAAAATTGGTTATGCCGTTCTC